CAGCCCCAACAAAGTCAAGTAAAAAGGATGGAGTAAAAAAAAATTAGAGTGGATTGACATAGAGAAATATACAATGGGGGAGTGCAAAGTGCTTCCCCATTTGTTTTGGGAGATGACGATGGCCGAGTTAGATTTTGTATGGTATGGATATAGGCACGAAGAAGAGCAACAATGGATTAGAGCTAGATGGCAGACAACGATGTTGATTAATATTCAACTACCAAAAGGGAAAAAAGTCAAACCTAGTGAGCTTATGGAATTAGACTGCGATACTCGTAACTTTGTTAAGCCTAGAGTAATGGATCAAGATGAATTACAGGCTGTACTTAAAAAATATGGACATATATAAACTTATAGGATAATGGCAGATAATCAGATGGTAAAAATTCAGTTTGACTTTGATTTAGGAAATGTTCCTGCATCAGCTAAAAAATTTGGTGAATATCTAAAAGGAATTGAAACTACTTCAAAACAAACTACTGATCAATTAAAGAAACTGGGAGACGGAATAGATGTAGCCTCTGAAAAGATGAGCAAGTCAGGGAATAATATTAAAAAGTCTAATCAGCAATGGAGTAATTTTGCTTTAATATTACAAGATTTACCTTATGGTTTTAGAGGTATTCAAAACAACTTACCTGCCGTTATAGGTAGTTTCGCAGGAATGACTGGGCCTATTTATCTTGCAAGTTCAGCATTAATAGCATTTTTTACTGCGATGGATTCTGGTCTTATCAAGTTTGGCAATGCTGTTAAATTAACAACAGATTATGCTAAAGAAGCAGCTACTGCTTATTCTAATGAAAGTGTTCAATTAGAATCATTGTATAGAGTTGCTACTAATGCAAATATAGCAATGAGTGATAGAGTTGCAGCAGCTAAAGCCTTAAAAGATGAATACCCTGGCTTACTTGGATTATATTCAGCCGAAGATATTGCATTAGGTAAAGCTGATGAAGCTTATAAAAAATTAACAATTACTCTATGGCAATATGCTAAAGCTAAAGGAGCTGAAGCTGCATTAACAGAAATAGCTATAAACCAAAATAAATTATTAATAGAAAGGGCTAATTTATTAGATAAATTTTCTAAAAATAATATTAATAACTTTTCTAAAGAAGCTGATTATACGGCAGATGGAATTAGATTAATGTCTGATTATGATAAAGAACTAGATAATAGAACTAGATTGTTAAGAAATAATGCTACTGAATATAATAATTTAGAAAAATCAGCAGGCCAATATTTAAAAATACAAGATGCGAATATAAGTTCAGAGCTTCAATTAAATAATTTTAAAAAAAAGCCAGACGATAAAAAAGCTATTCAAGATGCTAAAAATAAAATTCAATTAGAGAAAGAAAAATTAAAGGCTATTGAAAATGCTAATAATGCAGAAATAAAGGCCTTTACTGAAACTTTAGACGAAAGAAATAAAAAAGAATTTGAAGCTGGGCTATTATTAGCTGATAATCTTGAAAAGATGAAGGCCGCAGGATATTCTGATTCAACAACATATTACGCTGCATATAGACAACAGATATTAAATATTGCAAAATATTATGATGATAAAGAAGCTAGAGAACAAGAAAGAAAAAATAAAGAAACAGCAGCCGCTGATAAAGTAATTTCAGATAGAAATTTACAAAATTCATTAGATGCCTTAAAAATACAATCTGATGTAGAAACTAAAATATTACTTAAAGGTGGTAAATCAACCGCAGCAGATAGAATAAAAATATTAGAAAATTATAAAAATAAGTTATACGATTTAGCTTCTGTTGGTGGATATACAGCAGAGCAATTTGATAAGATAGATGATGCACTTTTAAGAGTAGATGCTGCAATAGCAGGTTCACAAGATAAAGTTAAAAGCTTTAATATTACTTGGCTAGATACAATAAATAACATTAATAGTGTTATTATGGATTTTATTAATAACTCTATGGTGGCTCTAGGAGAATCAATAGGCAAAGCTTTAGCAGGAGACAATATAGATGTTATAAATGTTTTTGGAACATTATTAGCAGATGCGTTAACTGAAATAGGGAAACAATTAATTGCATTTGCTACTGCATCGTTATTTGCCTGGGCTTTATTAAAATCCAATAATCCAATAACTGCGGCAGCTGCATTAGTTGCAGGTATTGCCGCTGTCGCTGCTGGTTCTTTTATGAAGTCCAAGCTAGAGCAAGACAGAACTCCTAAAAAGTTTGCCAATGGGGGTATTATTAGTGGGCCTACAATGGGATTAATGGGTGAATACCCTGGTGCTAAGTCAAACCCTGAGGTTGTTGCTCCATTAGACAAATTAAAGGATTTGTTAGGAGGCCAAGGAGGCGGAGGTTCTTTTATACTTAAAGGTCAAGATTTAGTACTAGCTTTAAATAGAAGCGAGTCATCATTAAAACTTAGAAGAGGTATATAATGGCATACGGACAAAAATACTCAGTAACATTTGCTACAAGAGCAGATAAGAATATAGAATTAAAAATATGGCAAGATCCCTATACAGGATCTATTATAGACCTACAAGGAATAGGAGTAAACCTTGAGTATATTCCTAACTCAGACAATCCCTATGAGCCTATATTTGCTTCTCAATTAGGTATATCTATAGACTTTACAGACGACCTATCTGATATTATAAACTTTACTAATATAGACGATAGGTATAACTATGTAGAAATGTACGTTGATAGTATTATTCAATGGGTTGGATTTATTATTAATGATAATGTTCAAATTTCTTATTCTACAGGCAGAAAGACAGCAACCTTTAATGCTACTGATGGATTAGGTATGTTAAAAGACATACCATTTGTACCACCAGTTGGTAATTTAGGAGTAAACGATAAAAACTCATTACTTACTATACTAAGAACTTGTTTTAATTCTATAGGTTTTAAAAACAATAGAAACACAGTTACTATGTGTTCTTATTTTGCTAATGGCATGTCTGATAGAGCTGTAAACTCTTGGAGAGATCCATTTGTACAAACTTATATGTGCTATAGGAATTTCTTAAAAGATGAATATAATTATACTAATTGCTTAGATGTTATATCAAATATTGCTAAGTCTTTTGGATGTAGAATATTTCAATCTAATGCTAAATGGTGGATTGTCGCAGTAAATGAGTTTGCTGAAACAAATGCTTATTATACAGAATATAACACAAGTGGAGCAAGAGTAGATAATGGAGATGGTAATTTAATAAATACTTCATCTACAATACAACCTTATTTAACAAATACATCAGGATTATACTTTATTGATAATAGTCAAACAAAGATTCTTAACAAAGGATTCTACAAGATTATAGGAGAAGGTAATGTAGAAATTGCTGACAATTATATACCTAACGGGAACCTAGCTGAGAATGATACCATTGAAGCAGAATATTGGACTAGAAGCTCAACTGGTGATGGAACTTGTTTATTATTGCAAAACGCAATATTAGATTATTATTATTTTGAATTAACTGCACCATCAGGTGGGCCAGCAGGTACAGCAGGAGTTACATTAAACGCAACTTCTAATGCCTATGTAACAACAGGAGATGCCTTACAATTAAATATAACAATAGGGGCCAATACAAGTGCTACAGTGATAGGATTTATAGATATATCTATTAATACTGGCTCAATTATTTATTATTTAAACAATAGTAAAGAATGGCAAACTACTTCAACATCATTTTCAGTCTTTAATCCTAAAACAAGTGGAGCTGCACAAGATTTTGTATTAGATTTAAAAACTGCAATATTCCCTGGAACTGGTCAATTAAGTTTTACCTATAGAATATCAGAAGGTATTGCATTCACTACCCTTACTAACTTTGTTTTAAAGATTAAATCAATAGTATCTGCATATAACCTAAGTGGTACATTGGTAGAAAATGAACAATATACTAATACAATATCTTTCCCTTACGGCTCTAGTGGTTCAGATTCTTTTTATCCATCTTGTAAAGGAGCATTAATATTAAGCAATAATAGTGTGGCTGCTGGGTGGTATAGATATGGACAAGATCCTGTAGGAGAATTTTTTACTATAGCTGAATTATTAGTACAACAATACATTAATACTTACGGACAAAACATAATTAATTTAGATGGTTCAGTAAGTAGTTTTTATACCGAAAACGTTAGCTATCCAATACTTAATGCAGCGAAGCTTATTTTTGCAACAGACACAGATCCTGCATCAATAAATGTTAGTGCAAAATCATATATGTTAGGTAATGCTACAATAGACTTGCCTAGTGACCAAACTAACTTAACATTATTGCAGATAAGTAATACTGAAATAGTTTGCACAAGAGTAAATAAATATACACCTCAAACATCAACTTTTTAATATGGCATCAGTAATAAACGGAACGAATATAGTTTTATATGAATATGATAGCAATGCTATCTACTACTTTAATGGAGGTACTGCACAAGGTACTTTTGATAGTATTGTATGTAAAGAATTAAGCAGAAGTCAAGTTGGTGGAACATCGGTTACATTTACTAAGACAGGAGCAGGAACAATAGCTTCGTTTATTACGGATGCTTCAGATCCTAGTGTAACTACGATACCAGCAGGAACTTGGACTTTTAGTGCTTATTATTCTATTTTAACTGCCTTTGCAGGTGCTCAAGTTCAGTATCAATTATATAAATATAATGGTAGTGTTGCTACTTTGTTGTTTACATCGGCATCAACGACCTTAACAGCCCTAACAACGACCTTATATTCTACGGCAATGACAGTTACTCAAACAACTATAACTGCCACAGATAGGCTTCTAATTAAGGTTGTTTACGCAGGCACAACAACTAATCAAATCACTCTTTATACTCAAGCTAGCAACCCAGCACAAGTTACTACAACAATACCTCTAGGAACTCCAATGGGGGCTTCTACAAGCTGTACTTTTGAATCATCTACTGAACAAGTAGAAGTAACATCACAAACATCAGCTTGGTTTAGAGAGTTTAAAAATGACGTTACATCTTGGAGTGTTAATTGTGATGGCTTTATAGCCTTAAGCGGATATTCATATCTTGCTTTAATGCAGAAGCAATTAAATAGAGCTTCAATTGATGTTAGATTTTCTATAGACAATGACAATGCAGATGCTAGTGACACTTATGGTTATTCAATAGTAAGTGGTACGGCTAATATTACATCAATTAGTTTAAGTGCACCTGTAGAGGGGGCATCTACCTATTCTTTATCATTGCAAGGAACTGGGCCGTTTGCAATATCAGGAACTCAAGTAATTAACGGAGGCTCAACCATATCAACTTCAAGCGTGACAAGTTATTCTTATACAGCAGCAGGTGGTGAAACTACAGTAACATTCGTAGCTGCAATCGGATC